GTTGATACAACTAGATTAAAAAAATGGGGTATAGTATATCCTTCCCTACCTATTACTGAAGGTACTTATTCAGTTGCTTTACCTGTGGCAAAATTGCATTTACTTGATTGCATAAAACTACTGAAGCTAGATGCTGATAATGGCTACTACTTATTAGATGTTGCCTTACATGTATCCACTCATAATGATAGCGCAATATTTTTAGTAGGTACAGGTACATACTTAGCAATAGAAGTAGCTGACTTAAGTACCGTACTACCTCACATGCACTTAGCCCACTCTAAAGATTTCACTATTCAGATACTAGAATTTGATTCTAATAACTTTACATAACTACCATGCAAAATATAAACATCATAACTTCTGACTTCGGTAAATCTATCATAGCTGAAGTAAAGGGTGATGAACATACTTGCTATGTTAGAACTACCGCTCCTAATGCAGTAGCTAGGTTTACTTCTCCTTCTACTGTACATATACAGTGTGGTAACAGCGGGGCAATTATTCATCTAGTAGATGCCGCGTACCCTAACAAACTAATAAGAAACATAAAGGTACTATAATCATGGACTTCAACACAGTAGAACAAAGTAACACACATAGAACATTACTATTTGGTGACCCTAGTTCAGGTAAGTCAGGTGCTATTGCCGAACTAGCTAAGCATTATGCTATTGATTACATAGATTTAGAGGGTGGGGGCAAAGTATTAGGTAATCCTGTATTCGGACTAACTGCTGATAATAAATCTCGAATAAACTATATTCATATACCTGATACTAAAGATTACCCAGTTGCCGCAGTTACCTTAGAAAAATTAACTAGATTTAAAGATGGTACTATATGTACTGCTCACGGTACATGGGACTGCCCATCATGTGCTCCGCAGCCAGCTAAAGCAGCTACCAAAGCATTAGTAGTTAGCGGTAAAGTAGTTAGAGAGGCAATGCCAGCTACTGAACCAACTTCTGGATTACAACATAGCGTACTTGATTTTACTTCTGATAGAAGCAATAGAATATTAGTTATCGACTCTATGACTCAATGGAATAGTAGTTTATTGGCAGCTATTATGTTTAAGGCAGGACGAGGTAAGTTAGATGACAAGGCAGAGTTTGATGATTGGGGTAACTTAGGTAAGAACTTGGAGACAGTAGGTAGTAGAATTCAAAACTCTAAGATGAACATTATCATCATTACTCATGTAGCTACTATTAAGCAAGAGAACGGGCAAGAAAAATTAACTGGTATAGCAGGTACTAATAACTATGCTCGTACCTTCCCTAGATTTTTTGACCATAAAGTATATTGTCAAATTAAGAATGGTAAGCATGTACAATCTTCCTCATCACTAGCTAGCCCCGTGGTATTAACAGGTAGCAGAAGTGGGGCAGACACTGAAAAAGATGGCGGCTTACTTGCTATCTATACTGAGTACAGGAACTATAAAAAGATTTAAAATTACCTAGCTAGTATACCTAGATAATAGTCATTCAATTGTATACTAATTTTAATCTATCAATATCAACTTAACAAAAGAAAGTAATACCATGTCAAATACATTTAACGACCAAGACTTATCAGGTTTAGAAGCAGTAAGTGGTTTCCCTATCGCACCTGCTGGTGCTTATACAGGCTACGTAAGCTTAGAGCGGAAGACTATTAACGACGTACCAAGTATCGTAATGGTATTTACTGTTGCTAGCACCTTAGCATTAGATGACCCAAGTGCCGCAGAAGTAGATAGTGGTTTTGAAGTCAATCAAATCTGTATGCTTAACGACAACGCTAAGTATTCAATCGGTAAGATTGATAAAATCTTAGAGGTACTAGGTAAATCACGTGCGGAACTTAAATCAGTTGACGCTATTGTAGAAGCTGCACAAAATGTAGCAGTAGCCTTTGTACTTAAGGTTAAGCCTGATAAGAAGAACAAAGAAGTACTTCGTAACGAAGTACTTGAAGCCTCTATCATGGCAGGTTAATAGACTAAGTAGTTCGGTACTGTTTGTAGGTTACAAACCTGTTTAAAAGAAACCTACACTTAACTTTGGAGTACGTTATGCAAGTAGTATATTACATCCTATCCGATTTATTTGATACAAGTCACACCACATATACTTTAGATAAAGATAAGGCGTGTGAAGCAGTTAGTTCAGGCGACTACGAAGTAGCTAGTGTTCTAGGTCAAGCTGACTCACCACCTAAAATGTTTACTGATGATGGATTAGGGGCAGTGAGCGAGATACCTATGGAGCAATTTAATGGCTGAATCTACACTCTTAACTAAAGCAGCTAACTTAGTAAGTGGGCAGCGTAAAACTGATTACGGAGATGCGCAAACTAGCTTCAATACTATAGCTAGTATATGGTCAGCACTCTTACATAAGAAACTTACTGCACCTATTACTGCCCAAGAAGTTGCACTACTTATGATTGGCATGAAGGCGGCTAGATTAAGTAACTCTACTGACCATGAAGACAGTTGGGTTGACATAGCTGGCTACGCTAGCTTAGGGGGTGAAGGTATTACAAAAGGATTTTAGTTTATCCATGATAAGTATTTATGAGATACTTATCTTAGTTAAATTAAACTATACTTAAAAAGAGAATATGAATCAACTACAATACATTAAACTAATTAGATTACAAGAAGCATTAGAGCCTGCGCAAATTAAACTGACTAATACCCAGCTTAAGGAAAAGTACAGGACTCTGAAAGCAGAAGGACTAACTCCTAAGCGTATAGGTGTAGCACTTAACCATAAGCAGCTAGCCGCATTAAAACGTAATCAGCATACCTTTAGACTTTCAGGAGTAGTAGCGGTGCTAAAAGCTATTCTAGCTGAGACAACTGTAGAAGATATACATATTGAGTTACACAACTCAATATGTATTTTGCAAAAAGTTTTAAAAGTAAATAGACAGTTCCCTTAGCTCAGTTGGTTAGAGCACCCGACTCATAATCGGTAGGTCATCAGTTCAAGTCTGATAGGGAACACCAATACCGCTATCATGTACCAAGTTGTGTCATTTATATTAACTAGAATGTGGACATAACTTGTTCGTAGCTTAAGCGGAATATAAAAGTAAGCTACAATTCTTCAAACTCTTTACGGCGAAGAGGACTAATTCTAGTAGTCGTACCTACATATACTAAGTAATCAATATGAAAAATAACTTCTTAATTATCCTTGACCAAGCTGACCAACCCTACGCATTTAAAGTTAAGTCATTGTTACCTGCGGGGGCACAAGGAACCATTAGTTATGGGCAAGCATATACTCATATAAGTATGCTCAATCTTGCAGCTCGTAAGTACGATTACATCATTACAACTAACGCAGCCATAGCCTCTCTACTTCTGGATAAGAAAATACGTAGTGCAGGGGAAGAAGGCTCAACAGGAACTATCACTGACTACGCAGGTAAAGTATTAAAGCATCCACTTCTGTCAATAGAAGTTTTAATTCTTCTATCACTTAAACAATTAGTTACTACTTCTACTGCTGAGTTTTTAAATAAAAGATATATAAGTAAGTTCACTGCACCTACACTCTTCTACCCACCTACTGAATTTAATTGGGAGTTAGTTGATAATGAAACTACTTGGAATAAGGCATACACAGCCTGTGTAGCTGCGGACTTTGTAGTAGTAGATATTGAAACTTCAGCTAATCTATCTATTAAATGCGTAGGCTTCGGAGCATTTAAATACGATACTCTAACCCAGTCGTATACTTCCACCAATCATGTAATTCCTTTTAAAGAGTTACATCATGTACATTGGTGTAGAACATTGTGCGCACTACCTGTAGAAAAAGCCGCCCACAATGGTATGTATGATATAGTATGGTTACTAATATATACTTCACCCTTAAATAATTTTAAGTGGGATACCCTAGGTATGATGCACTCATGGTACGTAGAACTACCTAGGTCACTCGATTTTACAACTGGGTTTCTATTACGTGATGTTCCATATTGGAAAGATGAAAGTGGAAGTAACTTATATGAATACAATGCAAAAGATTGCTGGGCTACTGGTAACTGTTTACTGGCATGGATGCGTGATGCACCTAGTTGGGCACATGCCAACTACCTTATTAAATTCCCCGAAGTATTTCCCTCACTATGTTGCGAGATGGAGGGAATTAAAGTAGACCCAGTAGCTAAGAGTGAGATGCTTATTAAGCAAAACGAGATACTGGATAGGGAATTAAAATCCATACAAACTATGATAGGTATAAATAGTTTTAATCCTGCTTCACCTGTGCAAATGAAACAGTTACTGTATGTACTAGGTTGCTCAGATTTAGTCGACAAAGTAAATAAGTGGAGCGGCGAAGTAGAAAGTAGTTCTGATTCTAAAGTAATCAATAAAGCCATATTGCGTCATCCTATAAATGCTAGGGTGTTAGGTAGTATACTACGCTACAAGAAGGCTAAGAAAGCACTATCAACTTACATAGAGGCAAGATTATATTATGGAAGATTTATATATCGCCTTAACCCTTTTGGTACTGAAAGCGGTAGAAGTTCTTCAAGCGGTTCTTCACTTGCACAAGTAGATTTCGGTAAGACAGGTACAGCTAAACCTAAGTATTTACATTACGGCACTAATGTGCAGAACATGCCAAGAGAAACTGAGTATGCTAAAGCTATGATGGTAGCTGACGAAGGTTTCTTACTATGTGAAATAGATAAGAGCGCCTCAGAAAGTTACTGTACTGCACTGTTATCAGGAGATGAAACGTTGTGGGAAGTGTTACATAGTGGGAAAGATTTTCATAAGTCTAATGCTTCCATGTTCTTTGGTGTACCGTACGAAGAAGTAGATAAACCATTACGGCAATTAGCTAAACCTGTTAATCACGGAGCTAACTATAACATGGGGGCATTGACATTAGTAGAGACAATGGGCGAGGTAAATATTTACGCCGCTAAATCCTTACTAATGGAGAATCTATTGAAGTACCCGTCAGCCGAAAACACTGTTAAGTACTCTAAACTATCCCGTTGCAAAGAGTTAAAGCAAATCGCACAATACTTACTTGATGGTTTCCACGCTACTTATAAAAGAATTGGTGGCAGATGGTACGCTGAAGTAGCTAATGAGGTATTAACTACTTCAATGATTAAGTCACCATCAGGTTGGACTAGGTACTGTTTTGAAAATCCGCAAGCTAATAAGAACGCACTTAATTCTTATATTGCTCACGGCCCGCAGCACTTATCAGTTATGTTACTTAACCAAGGGTTCTATAAGTTATTTAAAGAGTTACAGGACAGTAAGACATTTAGACTCAAGGCACAGATACATGATAGTATCTTTTTTCAATACAAAGAAGATAGAGAAGACTTAGTTCATAAAGCTAATGCTATTCTACAAGGTACTATTATTTATAAAGGCAAATCATTAACTATACCTAACGATGCAAGTTATGGTAATATACGCTGGAGCAAACTAAAATGACACTAATTGTTTACATCTTATTAGCATTAAGTATACTTAATTTATTGTGGGTAATACACCTACATAACGCACTCAATCGCAGAATTAGAAAACTCTATCTATTACACAAGTGCCATGTGGGTACTACGAGTGATGTGCTAGCTATAATACGAAATATAGAATCGAGAATCGAGGAGTACAAATGAATAGTTTTAAGAACCTACTGTCTATTGATATTGAAACATTAGATACTGCGCCCACAGCTAAAGTATTAGCAATCGGTATTGCAATAGCTAATATTGCGGAAAGAAAAGTAGTATCTAGTACAGAATTCGTACTAGATACTTCAGATATTTACCAGCACGGTAGAACTCAGAGTGCCGAAACTATGGATTGGTGGCTTGAATCACCAGCAAGGAAAAGCCTAATAAATAAGTACAGGCAGCAGCACGGTTATACGGTAGCTAGCGTGGCAGTAAGGATTGCGGGATTCATAGACACTTTTAAAGTAGATGCAATATTAGTTAAATCTAATTCTTTTGATTTACCTATTTTAGATTCTTTATTTAGTAAAAATAACCCATTAAAAGCAATCTCATTTAGGAACGTAATGGATATTAGAACAATATCTTTAGTAAGTTCCAAAGCAGATTTACTGCGACCTAGTACTTGTACCGTACATTCGGCAATTGAAGATGCTAAGTACCAAGCACTCAACTACTTACACCATACTGCCCCATGATAAGAGTGTCAACCATACTAAACAACAAACTAACTGAATTTGATATACCTAAAAGTGACATTGATGCGTATGCACTACTGTCACTTTGGGCTAAATTAGATTGTGGGTGTAAAGCGTTTGAAGCAGCTAGACTTCAACACTATCCCTTAGTTAGGGATATGCTGCTAACCAAGAGACCTAATCATACTACAGGTATGAGCTACCTAGGTATAACTAGAACTATCTACTTTAATAGAATGTGAGATTACTATGACATCACCTTGCGACAACCATAAAAATATATTTTTCAAATACTACTATTTTTGGGCACATGATATCAGTGGTCAACACGCCTGTCAATGTTGCTTATTTTACAGAGGTGTCATAGTTTACGCTATTGTACGAGAGCTATTCCACTATCTACCTATTAACTATGCTGTAGCTTTGTTAGTAGTAGCACTAACCATACCTTTATGGTTCAATGACCTAAACAAATTAAAATAATTTATGCTGCCTACTTTTCTATCTGACTACTTAGACAATTCAAAAGGTGGCGAGTGTTCACAATTTATCCATACTTGGAGTTGTTTAAGTAGTGTTGCCGCCGCATTAGGGCGTAGAGTTTACATGCCATTTGGTCAAGGTAATATCTACCCTAATATGTATGTTATGTTAGTAGGAGAGCCAGCAGCAAAGAAATCATCAGGTATCAAACTAGGTAAGAAGTTGTTAGCTGAAAGCGGCTATGAAACTTTTGTAGCTGACTCAGCCAGTAGAGAAAAGTTTTTATCAGAATTAGCTAACGTATCTGATGAAGATATTAAGAATCCTATGCTAGCTAATTTAAAGTTAGACGACTTGTCAGAACCTGCTGAATGCTTTATGGCGATTGATGAGTTCCGAACTTTCATGGGAGTTAATAATGAAGCTTTCATTACGCTACTAGCAGACTTTTGGGATAGAGACACTGACTACTGGTATAAGATTAAAACAGGTAAAAGCTTTAAAATAATTTTACCCACTATTAACTTACTAGGCGGTACTACCGCTGGTAGTTTCCACGCAATGTTTCCTTCAGCAATTGCTGACCAAGGATTCTTATCTAGGTTAATATTAGTGCACGCAGTGTGGAACGGAGTTAAAGTACCGTGGCCGCCATTACCTAATTTAGTTAAGCGCAATAAAGTAGTAAATAATTTTGCAGAGTTAGCTAACTTACGGGGGGAGATTGTTCTGACTACTGACTGCAAAGATATGTTAGCGGGCATTTATATGGAGGGAGATAAAGTTAAAGATGGTAGATTCATAACTTATAATTCCCGTCGCCACATGCAATTATTTAAACTTTGTATACTTATGGCAGCTATGCGCAACAGTTTAGTGCTAGAGAAAAATGATATACTATTTGCTAATACACTACTAACTTATACAGAAAGCTTAATGCCTAAAGTATTGGGTGAGTACGGTAAAGCTAAGTATGCGGAAGTGAGTCAGAGAATAATAGAGTTACTAGACCGAGCCTCTGCCCCTGTGAAGACTTCTACAATTCTTAAAGAAGTTGCAAAAGATTTAGATAAAGGAATTACTGACTTATCAGCAATACTCAGTAGTTTATTAACGCAAGAAAAAATTCAGTCGGTTAGTGGTGGGTACCTCTCCGTAAAAGAAACTACCATAACTAAACAAGCTGGATATGTAGACTGGTCAATGTTGACCGAACTTAACTTAGGAAATGAAACTTAATATGACTATTTATAGCCTACCCACTATGTCCGAAGAGTATATACTAGCTGAGATAGAGCAAATTACTAAGCTCGGCACAGACTATTATGCTGCCCGCTACGAGTTAGTAGTTTTGTTAAAAACTGTTTTGCGAGATGTAGGGT